AAATCTTGGTTATTAAGTCTTGGTTGTCAGTCAGATCTAGATTTGTTTCATACCCCTCAATAAACCCATTTATGTAATTAATGGTCTCATGAAATGAAACATCTTTGTCTAAGCGTTTTTCCAGCATAGCTCTAATAAATCCTATCATATCATTATTATGATCTTCATGACATTTTCTAGAATTACAAAACCAGGAGCCAAAATAATTACATGTCTTATCTATATTGATATTAAAGGCGAATTCATTATCACCATCATGAACGGGGCATGGGCCTATCAGTTTATCATTTAGTGATAATAAGTTGTCAATATTAAAAGACTTTAGAATCTTTTCTATATTAGCTGCCGCCTTCTTGTTGATTGTTATCTTCTGACTCTGCGTCAGAATAGCCCTCGTCCCTCTCCAGCCTCCGACGCTGGACTTCTCTAATTGTGCCGAGTTCTTCAATTTTTGATACCTCACCTAACATGTTCATACATATATAGCCGTTTTCTAATCCCGGCCCGTGTCTACTAACTACTGGTATTAGTTTTCTGTTTCCTCCTACGGTAGCACCACCATCTGCCGCAATTTCTTCTTCTGTTTTATGCTTAAAAATAGAAAAAGATGTACAGAGCCAAATTAATCTATCCGAACCAGAAACAGCGTCTTCTGTTTCTTTAGTAATTCCGTCGCGGTTCAATTGGACAAAAGACAGGCACGGTACATCAAATTCTACACAGAAATTATGCAGTTGTGTAATCTGAAAACCTAAAGCTTGAAATTCCGCCACATTATTATTGATACTTTCAGATGACATCAGCTTCAGATAGTCATAAATAATTAAGCAGTCTTTCATTCTGCCATTTTCATCATACCCCACCTCTTTTAAAAGCCATCTACGTGTTATTGATAAGGTCTCTTCAAACGGCCTGCCGGAAATATTGATATAGTGAAATGGTGTAGCTTTTAACTTCTGGGCGGCATCATCAACTTTTTCAATTTTGTCTTCAGTGTCAGTAAACCTGCTGCTGGAGATATCATTGATGGGGATGTCGCTTATATTAGCTAAAAGCCGGTTCCAGTGGTCTTCAGTGTTCATCTCCGTATCTAAAACCAGAACCGGAATTTCTCTATTCGCTACTGATAAAGCAATATTGTCCGCGATTGTACTTTTACCGGCTTTAGCTCTTGCCCCAATCAAGTCTACACACTGACGACGCAAACCGCCGCCAATAGCTTTATCAAAAGTTGGGTATCCCGTGCTAATTCCGGGGTCTTTTACTTCGTTCTTTTTAAGGTTTTCAACATATTCAGATAAGTTTTTACCAATCAGTTGGGGTGTGCTTCTATCTTCCCGAATGTACTTTAAAGCAATATTTTGTATTTTATTTTCTGGTACGGCTAAGATTTCGGATATGTTTTCATCACCATCGACCTGACCAAGTTCCAAATAGATGGTGCGAAGTTCTTCTTGTATTTCTCTTGAAAATTGAAGCTTGCGTATCTTAGTAGCATGATTTCTAACATTCTCAAGCTCAACATTGTAATGCATCAAATGCTTGATGTGTTTAAGAACTTCTGCTCTTTCTATATATTCGTATAGGTCTAACTGTTTAGCTGATGAAAGAATAGATGTTAGGTCAACTTTAGTAGATGTTGTCAACAATTTTTCTAAACATTTATAAATCACCTTATTGTGATCTACAGTAAAGGTTTCTTCATTGATCAATGACTGGACATCAACATAAGCATCTATCCCGTGCCTCATAATCCCAGAAATTACAGCTTTTTCGGAAGCCGTATTACTTACTGTTGGGACATTTTTCTCCGAGTTTGATGAGTTCACAGTGATACGGATCTCTCTTAAATTGTGGATGAATTGTTATATTTTGCTTACAGTCTTGACAAAACACCTCAACGTCTTTGTGTGGTTTTCTAGCCCTTTCTACTGGTTCTATATTATCATTTATTGTATTGTAACTATCTTCTTTGTCCCTGTCAAGACTAGGATCGAAATTATTCACAAATTCTTTTTTTTCGCTTTCTGTTTTATTTTGATCCATAGCAAATTCCATATCAAGAAGTTGCACATTTTCTGGTTCAGGTGTGTAAGTTTCTTCTATTGGTGTTGACTCTCTCGATAGGGTAGGAGATAAATCGGGAAAAATAATTTCCTCACCCGTTAGTAATGCGTAGGATTCTTCAATGAGACTTTGGTTACTAGTCTCGATTCCTTCTTTTAGCTTTTGTAGGGCTTGCAATAGCTTCATTTGGTCCTCGCCAATTGATAAAGAATATCTATAAGCTTTTTAAGAGAATAAAATTTATCATCATACAGTTGAATTGTAGTTTCTATTTTTCTTAATAGCTCTCTAGTTTTATGAACAATTTCATATTTTTCACAAATGATTTGCTCTTTAGTTTCTTTTGTGGTATATGGAGGAAATGGTTCTGTGGCTAAATAATGATTCAGCCCATCTGAAAAAGCGGCTTTAATAAAAGCCATTTTTGCCTTTTCTTCATTAAAATAAACTGTAAGCTTAGTGACGTGGGTTGATATTACATACGCATGATGTAGGACATCCTCTCCACTCATTTCCGCCATTTTATCTCTTGTTAGATTAAGAGATTCACAGATCACCGGATTAATGTCAACTAAATCTAAATGTTTAGACATTTCATACTGTCTAATAAAGCTTTCAATCTTTTCAAGAAGCTCTTGTTCTTCTTCAGTGGTATTTATTCTTTTACTAAGTCTTTCCATTTGTCTTCTTTATTATAGGGTAATACGACAATCTTGATTTCGTTTAATTCGCACCATTCTATCTTCTGTCTATCTCTTTTTTTAGATTTGTAAAAATCAGCTTTTGTTTTATGAAAGAAACTACAGAATTTATAGTGCTGTTCACCATGTACTTCTACTATGAGATATTCTTTTGGAATAAAGAAATCAGCATACAGTGATCCGGTATTCGCAGTGTTTGAACCGGGGAGGAATACTTCCTCACATCTGGGTTGATAAGGAAAAAGTTCGGCCAGTAATTTTCTAGCTCTCAGATGATACTGGGATTTTTTTTGTCTTCTTGATCTAGATTTGCTCTTGGAAAAATTTACTGTATAATCATTTCCATCTAAACCAATAACATTCATTCCAAAAATTCTTTCATTTCTTGTTGTAGAATTTTCATAACCTTGGGGTTGGCGTCTAGATATTTATACAGATTAGCTTGACCCTGAAATTTATATTTCTTTTCGTCCCATTCTTTATCATGTTTTTCCATAAACGAACAAGTGTACCATGCTCCAGATTTATTGATGACATCAAAATCATCAGCTAACATAATCATTTCTTGTACAAAGTCAAGACCCTTATTGTAACGGAAATAACTAGTAGCACCTGTCCCACTTGCCCCTAAAGAAGAAGTGGCAATAGTCCAGTGGATAATTTGCCCAATCTTTCTATCACTCTCTAACCAAGGTTCACTTTTTTTAACTTGAATAACTGTGTCAGTCTGATATTGTATCTTGATACCGCCGTCTGGTAAGTTCTTTTTACCAAAGCCGCTGGTGTTAGCAATCAGGTGTGAAATCATGATAACAATTGTTTTGGACCTTGGAATGACCTGTCCCATACGTCTGGTGAAATCACCCATAATCTTTGGTAGCCCGGCACGACGCTCACCATTAACCATAGTTTGTAGGTCTCGTGAGGGTATTAGGCTGGATACTGAATCAATAATAACCACAGCCCCTTCGTTTTCAGGTTTTTGAATCAGAATTTCTAGAATACTTAAAAATTCTTCTGCGCTTAAAATTCTATCTTCCGGCGCGTGGACAATATCCATAGCCTCAAGATCCAGACCCTCAATCCCAACTAAATTATGCGATTTAATTCGCCCCTCGCCATCCAGATAGATCACCTTCCTGCCCTCTTTTTGAGCATTGGCGGCAATCTGAAGGACTGTAGAGGTTTTTCCGGTTTTGGGCAGGCCAATTACTGTCACCCAAGAGCCTTCTTGAACTCCACCATTTAAAGCAAAATCTAAAGCGGGGCAGATTTGTAGAGTCTTTAACTTCTGCTTTTCTTCAAGAATTTCACTGCCTTTTGATATACATTTACCTAAGTCCTTTGTAAGCTTCTTCAGACCGTCTTCTTTTTCTTTAGCTTTTATCACTATAGCTGACTCCATAAGTTCTTTTTACCGAATGGTTTTCTTGTTCCTGATGTTTCTACTTCAGTTGGTACGAATTCTTGTTCTGTCGACTTTTCATATT